TTGGTCTTGGTGATCAAGTTTTGATTACCAGAGGTGTCGCCCCCAGTCACCAAGTTAACAGAGATTGTTGCAGCCGCTGCGCTGTAGTTGGTCGCAGTGAACTTGTCAATGATGGTCGTGACGTTGGTTGCGGTGTACTGCGTGGTCTGCGTGGCTTCAGCAATCTTGCCTGGGATCAGGACTTTGACGGTAACGGTCATGGCATTTCCTTAATTTAAAGTTCCGCGTCTACTGTGTAATTTGCACCCAAAGTTGCTTCAGCATTAGATGAACTTGTGGCATTTACCACAAACGAATCTTGGGTGATGTTAGACACGAATGCTCCAGAACACAAACCATAACTGACACTAGAAAGTGTAATGGTTGGTGAAGTTAACCGGCTCGTTACTTTGTTAAAAAGAGTGCCGACTGGAAAAGTTTGAGCGCCATTGATGTATCGGGCAAGATAGAAAGATGATGCAATAAAATACCGTTGGCATCTAGCCTGTTGCGTTGAGACATCGACATACTCAATAGGCGTAGCGTTGTCTCCTTGTTCAAGCTGAACCCCGCCTAAGCTCAGTGTGATTGTCCCAGTGGCTACGCTTTGCGTAGACCTAAACAACACTTCAAGCCCGTTGGCCGCGCCAACAGGCAAGTTAGAAAACGTAATAGAAAAAGCTGTTGCAGTGTTTGTAATTGCAACAGAACTGCTAGATATTGTGGTTACTGAAGAAAAGTCATCTGAAGAATTTGCATAGTTCAGAAAAACCGAATGTTCCACACTGCCGGCAGTGGTACTCCCTGATGCAATAAAACTAAGCGTGACCGTCTTGCCAACCAAATCCGCGCAGTTTAAGAATTCAATTCGTTGCTTGAAATCTTGATACTGACCTACGCCATATGAACCTGACACATTAACAACATAAGCGCCGCCGTAACTAAAACTTGCGGTACGTGTAACAGTTGTTGATCCAGACCCGGTACGATCAAGCCTCCAACGGTCTAACGTATAGCCGTTGAACGGAGACCCGCTAAAGCTCGTTCCACGCTGCGCAACTTGCATGTTGCCATTGATAAGGCGGTTTCGCATCCCCAGCTCATACCCGGCATTTGCCAGTCTTGCTACCGGCAAAGATCCTGTAACGCCTGTAGACAATGGCAACCCTGTGGCATTGGTCAAAACAACGGCCGAAGGAGTCCCAAGCGCCGGAGTTACCAACACTGGAGAATTTAAGGTAGCGGAATCTAAAGTCGAGGATGTGATAGTCGCAGAATTTAGTGTCGCCGAGTTAAGAATGGCAGAAGTGAGCGTTGCACCATTCGCCAAAACAATGGCGCCGGTACCAGTGTAAGAACTCACGCTACCGACGTTATCGACAGTCCAAATTAGCGCATCAACGCTGTCTTTCAGCTCAAATTTATACAAACTGCCACTGAGCCAGACGTTAGCCTCACCACGCGAATCAAGGATGATTGGATTGGTGTTAGCAGATGCCCCAGTTGAATCGGTGTAGGTCGCCGATGGCGTTGTCGTACCTGCGGCGTATGTGTACAGCTTTCCTCCAACCAACGGCGTGCCATCGGCTGCGAAGAATTGCATCTTTGGAGGTGGTGTAAGTGAGGCCATTTGTATTTCTTTCTTACGCGCTGATGTTATCAGTCACCGTCAAAATGACGGAAGGAATTGCAGGCACTGGAGCAACTGCCGCACTGCTGGTTATCTGTACAGACGTGTCACTCACTGACCACATCAACTCAAAGTAATCGCCAGCATTCAGTGCCTGTATAAAGTTCCAAGCCGCCACTAGCTCGCCATCGGTGCCCTTTAATCGAACTTGGCCCGCCGAGTTTGCAACATTAACACCGTTCACTCGAAGCCAAATATAAGTCAGATGGTTACCGCCGCTGGTGTTGTCTAATTGTGCAGAAAATTGAATGTTGTAGACATTTTTCGTATCCACATAAACACGCGATGTTGGCGAACCTATTGTCACACCATTTGATATGTCAGTGGTGTTAAAGGTCATGCCATAAGCGGTGTTTATGGCCGCAGCTGTTTGCGTAGTCGTGTCAAAAAATGACCCGTAACGCAACCGTGGGATATGTGGCGTATGAGCTGGAGATAGGCTTAAGGCCTGAAGCTGATTCTGCACGTCAGACAGTTGTGACGACAGCGTGCTGACTTGGCTTTGTAGCTCAATTGATTGCATCTGAGACTGCAACCATTGCGCATTGTCATTTGCAGGCAAAAGCTGCGAGTTTTCTGCAACTTGTTGGGCGCTTAGACAATTTGCTGCTAATTGAGCCTGATTGTACGAGTCGTTCAAGTCTCCAAAATCCACCTGCGCTTGGGGGCCAAGTTGTAGATCTTGCAGCGTAATGTCGTTCGATCCGCCTCCGGTCAAACGAAACAAGCTCAACAAAAACCGATACCATTCCCGCGACATCAAACCTGTACGGTCATCAATCAATGGCACCCTCGGGGGCGGAATGTTGGTAATGTCAAGCATTGGTGCCACTTGCTATAAGTTCAGCGCCCATTATGGCAATCTTCACCGGATCTGTGCCAGAGACCTCATAGACACGATCTCGCAGCTTCTGAGTCATACCAAGACGACGCCACAAAACGCGCGTACCAAACTCACCGATCCGGCCCATTGACTTAGTGTGGTAGCTGCTCCAAGTATGGCCGCCGTCGTCTGACCAACGCAAAGACACCAAAGGATTCGCACCCTGAGTGGTGCTTTGGCTTATCAAAATTGAATAGTCAGACTCTGTAAGTAAATCATCACCTGATTGTGCTTGCAAGGCTATTTCGTCAAATTGATCAACTCCATTCAACCCAACGCCAGACTCACAATCTAACTGAAGCGAATGATGCGCAGTGCGTTTGAGGTTGTTTTTGCCAGTGTCCAATGCACGCCAAGAACGTAGCCACTTTTGAATAGCCCCGTCATCTGAATACACGTTCAGGTCAAAAGCGTAAATTCGACCATCCTCAAAATCGCCAACAATGACTTCGCTATTGAAGTTCATTTGACAGTTTGAACGATGTCTTATGAACGATCCATTTACGAAACCAGCTCGCTCATGCCATGCCTGGGTGGATACGTCATAGACCCACGTTTTCCCAGCAGAAGGGAAGGTCAGAACGTAAAACGGGTGCCCTTCCTGCTGGTAAGTGTAGGCAATGGCATCTGAAATGTTGCCGTAGCTTGCAATCGCATACTCAATCGCATGGGTAGAAACCCGCTGACCTGTATAGCCATTGGCACGATACACAATGCCATTTCCGCGAGCGTCAGAGCCCAACCAGAAGATAGCATTGTCCAGCTTGGCAACTGAGTACACAGCAGCGCAGCCAATCTCATTAAACGCGCCTTGAACCCGTTGCAATGGGAAGTCTGTCAACCCGGCGTCGTACCAGACTTCGACAGAGTTTGATCCAAATAGCCAGACCTCTCGGTGATCAATGATCATCGACACCAAGCCATCAGGTGAGCCCTCAGCGCTTGCAAAGTCCAATGGGTCTATCGACGTACCATCTAACAGGCTCGTGACCCATACGCGCTGGCTGTTTGGTTCAATGAAAACAAAGTACCCGTCCAAATAACCGACCACCGAAGCACCTGGGAAATCGCCATCGGTGATCTGTGCAAATACGCCAGTTGAGGCGTTGTAGATGTAGCTGGGCCCATTGCAGGCAATGAACAACTGATTGCCATTGTCAACCATGCTGACAGGCCCGCTGCCTGAGACAGTCCCGATAGATGTAGACGTCCAATCAGGGGCCAACTTATACACAGTTTGCCCACTGACGACGTACCCATACCCGCCATACGTCCACAGGCCGCGAATGGGGCCTGTGCCTATCGTTGCCAGTCTGCGAAGGCCAGGTGCTCGCATGAAGAAGGCAGGCTCCTTCCCGCCATCCGGCACGATCTCAGGGAACATGTTGACAAGCCTGTTAACGGCTTCGTTAACAGACCTTGCAACGTAGGCTTGGCCGAGAATGGGGGTTTTCATAGAAAAATTAGTAACTCCTAGCGAAAAATCTGCAATACAGCATTATTCGCCCAACTTTCGCCAACCTTTACCAGTGCTCCACAAAGTTTTGCCGAAGCGCACGTTTAAAGCGGGGCCTAAAAATTTATCCAACTCAAAGTTGTACTTATGTCCAATTCGTACGCATATTTCAAACGGCCTAGATGTAAATATAAGTTCCATGATCAATAGTTGCCGGCAAAAATGTTGAACCGCTGCCGAGTCGCAACCAGCGAGTAAGGCAGGCTCATGATGTCATCAGGATTGTTGATCCGTTTCAAATTGCGTTTAGAAGTCATTGCAATCCGGCTGACTGTCGGCGAAGGCTCAACGCCAAATTCTGGTGCAATCTCGCAAGCCAAGTTATATTTAAACGCTCGCAGATAGCCTGGTGGAAGATATAAGGTTGTCGCCAGTGTTGCAGGCTGAACCAACTCATCCACCGAGATGAAATGCCATTCCAAAACCCTAGTCGGCTTCGGGTAGATCGTCATCTGGATGTTGGGGTACTCCATGTTTACCCACATCACTTGGGGATACGTGGAGGTCACAGTCTTGACGGCAATACCGTCATACTGCTGTTGGTTGATCATTTTGATACCGAACGACACATTGGTCGATGGATCTCTAAAGTAGGTTGAATCGTCCAGAAGGATAGGGCGATTTCCCACAAAATCACCAGTTGGGCCTAGGTGCCGCTGGATCTCATCCGCAGGCCAAGTAAAGACTTGATCCTGGGTGTTGTAGATCATCAGGCGTTCAGTGTTCCACGAATCAATCATTTGATTCATGGCTGAAAGTGCATCCTGGGAGGTTTCAGGCGATGGCGTCTCGCCCTCAGCGAGTAGCCCAATCAGCCGGAGTGCCGAATTGATGATGTCACCGGCTGTTGCCATTTCTTACGCTCCTTGCGTTTGTGTCTTAGGGGGTCGCCCCCGGCGCTTAACTTCCAGTTCATTCACGGGAGCCGCAGCTTCAGACAGAGAAGGCGTGTCATGAGTATAGCGCACCCATCCATTTTGCTCATCATTGGCCGCTTCAAGATCCATTGTCGCAACTTTGGAGCCGTGGATAGGATGCTTAAGATAGATGACAGCCATAGGGTCTCAATATTTTGGAGCCCCCAAAATGAGGGCCCCATGCCTTAATTACAGGCAGTGAATCAACGCAAAGTTGATGATCACAGCTTCTGACAAAGCACCACCAGTGGTGTTGCGCAAAGTGATGGAGGCAGTACCAGTGCCAAGGCTGTTAACCCAGACATTGTAAGCCGCCACAGTTGCGCCCCCAGAGATGGTCAGAACCAACGTATCGTTAGCACTGATGAACGAGTTGTTCAGAGTAAACGAAACGTTGGTTCCTGCTCCCAGAGAAGCAGCATCCATGGTGATCCGGCCTGCACTTTTGTTCAAAGTAACAGCAGTGGATTTGCTGGTTGCTTGCGTAACAGTGCCTTGAGCTGCGGACGTATAACCAAGCTCTCGATCCGAGTAAATGACATCTGCGCCGCTAATATCTTGGTCAAGATATGCAACGCCAATAGGCTTGCTATTAGACATTTTTGTTCCTTATGAAACAGGGGCCGAAGCCCCCGTTATGTTTAGGCCAGGCGGTAAACTTGCCAAGTACCAGCGCCAGTTTTGCGGGCAAGGAATCGGCCAGAAGTGTTATTCACCACCATCGAGCCGCCGCCCGTCACAGTCCAACCAGTGTTGGTCGTCACGGTGATGTTTTGAGCTGCCGTGTTAATGATGACAAACTCAAACGCGGTGTTCACCTTTTCACCCATCGACTGAAAGCCAGCTTCGAGAGCTGCAACAGTCGGAAGAGTGAAAGCGATACCACCGGCAGGAGTTCCGAGGAACAGAGCGACGCCAGCCAACTGCGCAGCAGTAGGAGCAGGATCAACGGTGAAAGTAACAGGTGCGGGCTGAATGTAGAACAGAGGGCTGCTCTCATTGCCATCACCAATTTGATAACCACTACCGCCAACAGGGAATGCCATGATAATTTCCTTTGAAAAGTTTCAAGAAAGGGGCCGAAGCCCCATTCAGTATTAGCCCCAGATACGAGCTGCCATTTGAGGACGGATCACGCTGTAGCCGTACAGAACGTCAATACGGCAGGGCATGCGGTCGTTGTTGATGTCGTACTGACGCACGATACGCAATGAAATGCCATTGTGAACAGCACGAGAAGCCATATCAACGCCTTGGGGCAGAAGCAAGTCAGCCGTGGCAAAGGTGATTGCATCCTTGTGGTACACAAGGTTTTGTGGGTACTGCGAAGATGCAGAACCAACAAAGGTCACAGCAGCGGTTGCCACTGGGAAAGCGTCCACAGTTGCCAATGCATGCGCAGAGGTGTAAATGGCGGGGAACACCGTCACGGATGCAACGCCACCACCCGAAGCAACAGCGTCAGCCGTTACAACGAATTGTTGCAAGGAACCAGTGGATTCACGGGTCTGTGGGTTGACTGCAAACACGCCAGCGATGGTGAACACTTCACCTTGCTTGATGGTGGCAGAAGCGCCAACACCAGTAAGAGACAAAGTGCTAGTACCTTGGGTGCTCACGGTAGAGGTAACCGTGCCGTTGGTACGGGTGCCGGTCGTCAGAACCTTGATCGACTGAGACATATTGATCTCGTCGTAACCAAGAACGCCAGTGCCCATCATGCCATTCTTGAATTGCTTAGAAATGGTGTCGGTAGGATTGAACAGGCCCTTCATGCCTTCAACCAAGCCTGCGTTTGCGGCAGGATTGACGGTGGCATAACGGGGGCTCATGCCTGCGGCAGATTCGTTCAGCTTTTGCTGGGCTTGCAGCAGAACCAACGAGGTGCCAGGCGTGGTGCCGGGGGTACCAACGCTTTGACCGATGCTTTTGTAAGCATTTGCAACATCAGCATCAATCGAGGCAGCCAGTTGGCTGATACGAGGCTTCAGTACGCGGTCTGCAAAATCGTCCAATTGCATGGTCAGTTCGGCAGAAGTGAAGTTCACGCCGATATGCTTCTGGCTGGACACAGACAGGGTGGTGAATTGCTCGTTGTCGTCCTGCACTTGCAGGGCGGCACCGTCCGTCACCAAAGCGCGGTCAGGCAGGCGGATACGCAGCGTAGAGCCGATCTTTGCGCCTTCAACGGCGAAAGAATCGTCATATTGACGGTTAACGTTACGGGTAATCACCAGGTTGTTCTCCAGGATCTGGAGAGCTTTCCGGGTGATCATATCAATGGTAAGAAGGCTATTTGCCATGGCGGATTTCCTTTAAGAAGTAAATTAACGGTTTCGTGCTTCCAATTTCCGCCGCATACGCTGTTCTTCTGCCTCGATCCACTGGCTTGCCGTCATGGTTTTCACAGAACGTGGATCAGTTGTATCGTAAGCAGGGCTGCCGGTTGTCCGAGCAGTCACAGGCGTTATCGGCGTTGGTGCGCTTGAAGTTTTCTTGACAGGCGGGCTATCGGCTAACTTTGCCTCTAACCTACCGATTTCCTTAGCTTGCGCATAAGGCGACAAACGAGAGATACGTTCAGCCTCCTTTGGGTTTGATCCCAAGAAGTAAGCTACATCAGGGCCAATATCCGAATGCTGAATAGCTTCGGCCATCACGTTGGTGATTGGGAGCTTTGGGTTGTATGCAACTTGTTCAAAGTCCTCATACTTGCCACGGGCATCTTCTTCACGATCATGATAGGCACTGAGTACCTCTTGCTGCTGCCGGTCTGTTTCTCGTTTGCGAATCAGCTCCTCGGCTTTGCGCGTTGCCAATGCTTCGGCATACGCTTCGACCGAATCAAATTGATCCGCAGGCGGGATTTCCACCGGCTGGTGGCTTGGCGCTTGGGTTAAGCGTTGGGCCTGTTCACGTTCCAATTTGCGTTGCTCACGAGCAAGCCTTTTACCAATGGCCGCGTCAAGTTCTTCTTGGGTGAAGGTCTTGACGACTTCCGCTGGCTTTTCTTCCGGCTGAATAACTTCAGACTCTGGAACTGCCGTAGTTTCCAGCTCTGGCGCGGGCACTTCCGCTTGGATTTGTACTTCTTTTGTCATTTTGTTGAATCCTTAGATTCCCTGGTGAACGCACCAGTACGGTTTTAGTTTACTTCAAATTTAAATTTTTAACTTGCAACTCTAGCAATTCGACTTTTGCCGTCAATTCTTGAATGGCTTTGATCATGGGAGCAATCAGTTCTTCGTAGCCAATTGACATCACATCTTTGCCGCCAGATATGGAATGGTCTTGAAGACCACCAAACTCGACATTCATGAAGCTGCAAGCAACTGCAACTTCTTGCGCTATCAAACCGTGATGGAACCTTGAGCGCTTCTTGCTGCCGTCTTTCTCGCCCCAGTTGTAGTCTTCTCGGTAGTCCCACCGAAAGTCTACCGGGCGCAAAGTTTTGACGAAATCAAGGCCAAGAACCGTGTCACGCACATCCGCTTTGTCGCGGGCATCTGAACGATTCTGGACGGCTCCGTAGGCATAGGTGGTGGTGGCAGAGTCTCCAAGTTGTACTTGGTTGCTTGCGGTTACTTCTGAATCTGAACCCAAGCCTGTGCAATTATCATAAGAAACTAAATTACTTAACGCATAAGCCCCAACAGCTGTATTATATTCACCAGTTGTGCATGAATAAAGAGATTGATACCCAAGCGCAGTATTTAGTGATCCTGTAACATTTTTTGCAGATTCGCTGCCAACAAACGTACAGTAATCAGCATAAGAATTTCTACCTGCATTATAACCTATTGCAGTTGTGTCGGATATATTTGCGCCACTTTCTGCAAGAGCCCCTGGCCCTGCTGAATAGTTAGTGTAATTCTCTGTAAATGTGCCGTTAATATAAGTTTCAACACTTCCAGAAATAAGATAACTTCCAGCAGGAATGTATTTGCTGCCTGACGCATTCTGCCAATTAGTCCAAGCCGTTGTATCGTCTGCAACACCATCCCCAACCGCGCCAAAATCCTGTGGCGTAACAAGATCGCCCAACTTGCTTGAAATCTGCCTTGTAACAGCACCTGTACCAGTTGCGGTAAATGTGGAAAGATTGGAAGCCGCCACCTTGACAGTAACGCCACCCTGCACCACCGGGACAAGCTCAGTGCCCGCCAGTGGTGTAGTCGCTGCTGGGAGATTAGAGATTTTGACGCCTGCCATTGTTTTTCCTTAAAACCAAGTTCTTGATGGTGTATTAACGACCACTCAACAAAATCCAACTTTGGCACCAACCCGCCTTCAACTTTGTCAAATAAGATTGATTCGGCTTCTTCTTTGTTGGAAAACTTCAGGTACTTATCCATTTATTGATTTTTTAGGTTGAACAAACACAATCTCAGAAGCATCCACCCCCGTGCCATCAGGCGAGGCAAACACCCACTTGCCGTTGGCAATCTGCACAGGGATCGCCCACCTAGAAGTCACGGCTTCAGGCACCACAGCACCCGTTGCCGCATTGACTCCAAGCTTTGCATACCCCATGCCGTCGCTGATCGCTTTCTCAGCGATGATCGCTTCGGCTTCCGTGTCAAATACTTGATATTTCATGCTTAAATTGTTGGGGGAGAGTTTTTGTACGGATGCCCTGCTGGCAGACTATTAACTAATCCCCATTTCCAAGCAAGATACCCCTCAATTGTTTGTCTCTCGGCAGTTGTAGAGTCGTTTGGTGTAGCTACAACTTCCACCATCAAACCGCCAAACACATATGCCGATATTGATTTTGCAAGTCTGGGCGCTGATCCAAAGGCCGCAACTCCGCACATCCCCATAATGGACTTGTTCCCAATATTTGTCCAAAGCACGCCTCGATCCATCGTGGGAAGCGCGTTTTTATCCTTAATCATTGCCCCGTTTAAATACGCTGACAATGCTGCGGGATCATTTATGGTGTTATTGCGGAATAGATTTGTGTTTACAATAACATTGTTGGCGATTGGAAAATAGTCCGTACCAGATACAGCGCCTATTAGCGTCTGTGAGCTTGCCGTACTTGTTCTTTGGCCTACGACGTACCAACTCCACCCAGTACCAGTCCAATTGGAAACCGCTGGCAACTCATCATCAACCCCATCAAATACGATGGCTGGCTGTGTTCCCCATCCTGTTGTGCTGTACGCTGGCTGAAGGCTAGATGTGCCCTGGACAAAATGCCTTGAATTGCCAGACTTATCACGCCACTGATTGACGTTTGCGCCGTTGAGCACAATCGTGCTTGCGTCAGCAGCGTCAAGCCAGAGTGCGGTGGAGATTTGCGAAGGCGTCCACAAAGGCTGTATTGGAAAGCCTTTTGGGGTAGTAGGAGAAGGAGCGGATGTGGCCGTTGAGGAAGTTGCCGGCTCCAGCCCAGTTAGTGCCAATGTACAGGCGATCCACTGTAGGGACAGTTCCCGTCGAATCGGTCTTTGGCGTCGCGCCGTTGCAAGACTCCCCAAAATTGTTTTGTTTGTACGCAAAAGCATCTTTTGTAGTGTTTGTAGATGCCGTTATGCTGAATGAGCCGATTCCAGAGGCCTGATTCACTCCGCTATTTAAAACGTTTGCACCAATGTAAAGATTGCCTGCGTTGAAATTTCCGTAAATACTTTGGTTAAACGTGCCGTCGCTGATTGCGTGAGTAAGCGCAGCGGCAGTTACGCTTGGCAGTGTTGAAGCCTCAACGTAAGTAGTCCCCTCCGTCTGGTTATACCAGTCCGAGAAGTTCGCCCCCGTCATAGACGCAACATCAGCCGCACGAGTCAGCGCAGTGGTCGTGGTTGGGATGTAGCTTGTGGCGAAGGCGCCTGCCTCTAGCTGCATGCCCCAGACATTAACTGTCCCAGCCGTAACCGAAAAGTTTCTAAATACATAAACCCGGATTGACGTGCAACCAACCGGCGTTGTGAACGAATACGAAACTCTTGTCCAGCCAGTAGAATTCGGGGTTTGGGTTGGTACAACGTCCGAAACAATAAAAGCCGCAGCCGTGTTGTTGTAGATGGCAAATTTAAAATCTGCTGCCGCTAATGTACCAAGCCGAACCCACCAAGACCATGTGTATGCAGTAGATGCAGTAACGGTTATGCTTTCGTAAACACCGTTATCTGTTCCGCTCAATGTTAGCGTGTCTGCAGTCGTGTTTCCGTCCGGCGCAACTACTGTGTTATACGTGGTAGTAACGCCAACCCCTTTAGCCCAAGCTGCTTGATTCAAATCTTCTGAATACAGGCAAAGATTTGTACGCTGCTCCTCAATCAGCAGCCCACGAGCAGCCAGCGTTGCGGGGTCGTAGTCGAACCGGGCTTCGTTGTTCGCCGCAGTGCTCAGAACGCCAGCGCTGTTAAAATACGTCGCGCTGCTTGCCCTCGTAAACGTAATACGCGAGTCAAGGGCCCCGGTTAAAAAATTTAGATTCAACGATGCGTAAGGTGGCGCATTCAGAACAGACGGAATACCGCCAAGCCCCAGCCCAACGGCGTTTCTGAGAGCGACGCCCCAGCTCATCGGATATTGATCGGTTTGGCGTACACCGACACCTGAACTGCGCTCACAACCCACGGCGCACCAGTACCGCTAACCCCGCTGGAGGGATTCGGCACGTTAAAAGGAATCGGAGTCCCCGCAGGGATCGGAGTGTCAGCAGTCGTTGCCGTCACACCTTCACCAACGCGAATATAAGCGTCTGTGGTGCACCAAACCAAAACCCCTTGAGGGCCAGCAGGCCAAGTGGTCGTCGTGCCAGCAGTGCCCGTATACGCTACGCTTTTGGCGCCAAACGACGCATCCATGCAAGGTCGCAGAAGTTCCATTTTTTACCTCACGCCAAAAAGCGTAATTTATAGAGAGTTGACAGATACAGCGCAAGAATCTCGTCAATGATATTGTGCAACGGAGTGCAGTCCTTATCCACAATTTTGTAGCGTTCTTCTTCAATTTCTTCCATCTGGTCTTGAAGAAACTCAACAATGTTGGTCGTTTTCTTCGCAGACATCAACGCAACAGGCCCCATCAGGCCATGTTTTCCTTGATACGCCTCGGCAAAGCTATCGGCTAGATCCACAATCCCCTCATAGAACCCCTGCAATGCCGAATGTTTGGCAAAGCTGCGGGTGTTTAAATGAACCGAATGGGCTACGTCACGGGCTAAGAACAACATCCCCACAAAGTCTGACGCCTTCATTGTTGCATTTCTCCTTGTTCTTCCATCTCGCCACGAGGCGCAGAGCCCATTTGAGGCATCCCTCCAACCAAGTCGCCAGTATCCAATGCCGCCGCAATCGTACCCATCACAATATCCTGAATTTGCTCAGGAGACATTCCAGCCTGCACAGCACTGATACGCTGCGTTTCGGCTTGATACGCCTTTACCTGCGAATCAAACTCCTTGATTGCAATGTCACGAGCTTCCATCGACTGCTGAACATTCTTCAGCATCTGGTGCATTGCAGCTCTGGCGTCTTGTCATCGTTAGATAACAGCTTCGGATCAATCGTTTTGGCAAACCGCTTTGCCATCTCCTGTGCGCCAGGCCAGTCCATGTTTTTCACAAACAAATCACCAGCAACCGCCCACAATTGCGGATTACCTTGCAACAACTGACTCATCGCATCCAAAGACTCTTGGCGCTTGGTCATGTAGTTCGGGCCAGTCGTCACGCAAACATCGTATTTGCCAACGCTCAGGTTGTAGATCTTATCAATCACAATCCCTGCCTGATCAACGATCTTCTTCACAGGCTCTTGCTGCGTCGGATCAACCTTCGCCATCTTGGTTTCGCCATCCAAGCCAATGATTCGCGCAATCCGCTGCGTGTCATAAATCTTTGGCGCAGCATCAATGATCTGCCGACCAATGTGCCTTACAGCACGGGCCAGGTTGTCTACGTAATGATAGGTACCCGTGTCGCCCTGCTTCTCACGCGCAAGAATCGCCTTGCCCGATCGCTCATTACTGGTCGCACCAAGGCTTGAATCATACTGACCCGTCGTGCTCTTGATGTCGTCCGAAGCCCCCATTTTGGCTTGAATAAGGCCTGTCTGGGCCATTGGAGGCAAGGCACGTTGAGGTAGTGGCAAGACGGCACCCTGCCCGTCCGTAACGTCAGGATTGACCTCAAGATACGGCCAGTTTTGCGTGTTTGCCGTCTTCCATTGATGCTCGTAACCCTCAAACTGCCCACCATAGCCAATGAACGGGGCTTTTGGCGCCAAGGCCAGCATCTCCGCCTCTTGGCTGACCCAATAGTTATACATGCGCTGGGCGTCCTTGGCGTTGCGCACAAGGCCAGACACATAGATTCGGCCATCAACCTCAAACTCGTTGCCAACCACCCGAACCACCGGGATATATTTGCCAACCCAGTCCCGCTCTTCAAGAATCTCATAGCCGTTGATCTTGCACCATTTGACCTTTTGCACATCCGCCTGACGAGTGCGCACAGGCTTCATGCCCATCAACTTCATCTGCTTGTCTTCAGGCGTACCCTCAAACACAGATACATTGCCAGGATACAAGTTCAGCGTCTTGCGGTCGTAATCAATGTAAAAATACTCCGCAATCCTGATCGTGTCTTCATTGATCCACTGAGACAACGACTGATCACCCACTCCCAACGTCTGCAACGTCGAAACCGGATTGGCGTCCGGGAACATCCGCTCGTAATCAGCCTTCAAAATGTCTTCAGTAATGAAACACCACTTTGCATCCGAACCGCATGGGTCCTGGATCGTCGGATCCATGTACACGCTAAAACTGTTGCGCACCCGGCCAATCTTGATGTCCTGATCAAACGAGTTATCGTCGCAGTACTCGGTCAGGATCCGAATGTACCCCTCACCATACGCAACCTGGTTCTCGCACGCCGTGTCATACGCTACATCCGCATCCGAGATGTATTCAATATGGCGCATCAGCCCGTCAAAAATGTCCGCAACCTCGACATCCGCCTTGTCATCAACCGGAATAACCTTGATCGCAGGCCGATTCTGACGCTGGTCATTTGTCACCTGACGCACATGCTGCGGCAGCTTATTGATGGTCAAACAGGGCCGCGCATTGATCGTCTGCCCCTGCACCGCCCCACGAGTCGCCAATACATCCGCAGGCCACTGCCAATGGTTATCAGGCGAACCAGCAAAGAATTTGAGATCGTCAATCTCGGAAAAGCCTCTGGAGACTTAGATTTGACCAACGGCATTTCAGCTCCCCATCCAAGAACTAGACGCGCCAGCACCACCCTGCATTACCACCCGACGCTCGTTTTTCGGATTGTACTCCCGACTCGCCACCGGATAAGCAAAAGTAACCGCCAACGCATCCGCCGCGTCAGGACTAGCCAAACCCCTAGCCCTCATCTCCTTTTTACCCTCAAGGAAAATCGTCCCAGACGAGTCCGGCTTCTTCATCGG